TTCCTCAATCCTCCTAGAACCACTCCAAGCGGGCTTAATTACTATAGGTCCGGTACTAATGATAGAATTGAGGCGTTGGATACGAAAGCGGATATCGGTTTAGGTCTTGAGATGATCCAACAAGTTCGTAATCAAATTATGAAGGCCTTCTTCGTCGATATGCTTTCATTACCAGATAGACCAAAATCCCACCAAGAGATGACGGCTACAGAGATACTGCAACGTAGAGATGACAGAATGCTCATACTTGCCCCAATGCTTGCTAGGTTCCAAGTAGAACTTTTAGGCCCCGTTGTTACCGATCTGTTTAATGACATGCTCGATACTGGAGACTTTTTGCCACTACCAGAGCAACTAGCGGACGCTCCTCTTATAATAGACTATATATCTCCTATTGCTAGGGCGCAAAAAGGACTACAAGGTCAGGCCTTGACGCGCTTAATGGAAGGTAGCGCTGCATTAATACAGTTTAATCCTGCCGTCGTGGACAATCTTGATACTGATGAAACCTTCCGTTGGCTAGCTCAGCTTAATAACTTCCCACAGAAGAATATGACTCCGAAAGCAGACGTCTTTACCCTTAGAGCAGAGCGTGCTGAACAAGAACAAACACAACAGGCCTTGCTTGAGGGTGAGAGCGTGTCTGGGTCACTTAAAAATGTTGCCCAAGCTCAGGAGGCATTAGTCAGGCATGAGGGTAGTTAAATATAGTGCCCGTGATCGTCGCCAGGACTATGGGAAAATTTTCGGTTCCCCGGAGGGACGACGCGTGTTATTAGATATAATGAGGGCTTCAAACATGGGGTCTTCAACAGCGATAAAGGACTCCGCTGGTCGTTTAGATTCAACCGCTATGATTCTTCGTGAAGGTGAACGCAACATGGCTATTCGTATTCTACAGATATTAGAACACGATGAAGGTGACCTTGAACGCATGATGACACAGGAGGCAATAAATGTCTGAGACTAATGAAACTACTACTGAAGAAGTTGATGATACAGGGGAAGATTCAAAGTTTGAGAGTCGGTCGTCTTTTTTAGAGACGCTTCCTGAAGATCTTCGCGAAAACCAAAACTTTCGGGATATTAACTCTACCCAGGACCTCGCCAGATCCTTTGTGCATGCGCAAGGCATGGTAGGTAAAGATAAGGTTGCTATTCCTGGTGAGAATGCCACACCAGAGGAACGTTCATCTTTCTATAGTGCCCTTGGTCGACCTGAGAATTCTAGTGGATATGGTCTAGATAAACCTGAGGATTGGCCAGAGCAGATGCCATATGATTCTGATGTGATGTCTGAGTTTGGAGATAAGTCTCATGAGCTTGGCTTGTCATCTTCCCAGGTTAAAGGTCTGGCTGAGTGGTATTTGAAGGGTCAAGTTACCGAATTTGGTAGACTTGGCGAGTCTGTTGATAAAGCCAAAGAAGAGGTTGATAAACTTCTTACTGATAAATTTGGTGCTGCTAAACAAGAAAGAATTGAGTCAGCTAAACTAGTATTAAGAGAGTATGGTAATGAAGATACAGTCGCTTATCTTGAAGAGACTGGTCTTGGTAATCATCCTGGACTTGTTGAAATGTTATCAAATATTGGCGTGGCAATTCAAGCTGACAAGATTTTGGTCGGCGAAGGTAAGTCAAATTTTGCCATGACTCCTGAAGAAGCGAAACAAGAAATTGCCACTCTTCAAGCTGATGATAAATTTATGGAACAATATAATACGGCTTTCCTGGAAGGGCATGAAGCAGCAGTTGATAAGATGTCACGGTTGTTTGAATTTGCCCATCCAAGTGATGAGCCAGTAGCAATTGTAGGCACTCGCGATCCTTCGCAGGCCTCGGTTGGGTAGCTCGACAGGGTCCAACTGACAACAGGAAAGACTGTCGCCCACAAGGCGTAAAATTCAGGGTCGGGTCCGAATTCTCGGGGAGCTCTCCCACTTGGTGTAAACTTGAGCAGGAGAATGACCATGTCATTCCAAATCACGACTGCTTTCGTACAGCAGTATAGTTCAAGTGTCCAGCACCTAGTGCAGCAACGGGGGTCCCGTCTGCGTGGAGCTGTGACAGTTGAGCCTAATGTGGTCGGCAAAAACGCCTATTTCGACCAGATTGGATCAGTGGAAGCTCAGAAGGTGACGAACCGACACGGTGATTCACCTTTAATCAGTACGCCTCATAAGAGGCGTCGAGTCTCTCTAGTTGACTACGACTGGGGCGACTTGGTGGATACCCTTGACAGGGTACGCTTGCTGATTGACCCAACAAGTCCGTATACACAAAATGCGGCTTGGGCTATGGGTCGTGCTATGGATGATGAAATCATCGGTGCTGCGTTTGCTTCAGCAGACACTGGTGAAGACGGATCCACCGCTGTTACTCTTCCGGCCGGCAATGTTATTGCCGTCAACTACGTTGAATCCGGTAGTGCCGCCAACAGCGACATGACTATCGGAAAACTTCGCCGCGCGAAGCAACTCCTTGACGAGAATGAGACTGACCCGCAAGAAGATCGATTTATTGCTCTTCAAGCGAAGCAGTTAAATTCACTGTTGCAGACGACGGAAGTAACTTCGTCTGACTACAACACTGTCAGGGCCCTTGTCCAAGGTGAGCTCAACCAGTTTGTTGGCTTTGAGTTCATTCGGACAGAACGGCTTCTCGCAACTAGTACCCCATATACCCGTGTGATCTGTTGGGTCAGGTCGGGTATTGGTCTCGCTATCGGAAAGGATATCACGGCTCGGATCTCCGAACGTGCGGATAAGCGCTATTCGACATACGTCTACTATATGATGTCGCTTGGTTCAACCCGCATCGAGGAAGAAAAAGTCATCGAAATCCTTTGCGATGAATCATAAAGGGAGTTACAATCATGGCTGTAACAACTCAAAATTCGACTGAGTACGCCAACGAGGTCGCAACTCCCATCGTTAAGAACCCAACGCATATTACCATGGGTCGACTTCGGATCATGTTCTTCACCTGTCTTCAGGACGGTGCTGGTGATGCGACGTCTTCAGTTGTTCTTGGTAAATTGCCGGCTGGTCGCGTTCGTTTGCTTGCCTCGTTGTCCAGAGCCTACGTTAACTGGACGACTAGTTCTGCAACACTCGACCTTGGTTGGGATGCCTATACGGATATCGATGGCACTGCAGTCGCTGTTGATGCTGATGGGTTAATTAACGGGCTTTCTGTAGATACAGTTGGATTCCAAACGTTTGAGGGTGCCATTGCGGCTAACCTTCTTACTGGTGGTACCTACCTGTTTGAAAGTCAGTCTGGTGTCGTTATTCGTGCTACTTCGCAAGATACCGCGATTGCAACTGGAGACGACCTAGTTGGCTATATCATCTACGCTAACGACTAAAGGAGTGGGGGGCTTCGGCCCCCCATTATCCTATGGCTGAATCAGACGTTCAAGTTTGTAATTTAGCGTTGGGGGCTCTTAATGCTGCCACAATAAATAACCTTGCCACTGACACGTCTAAAGAAGCAGTTCAATGTAATCTACGTTATGGGCCAACAAGAGATGCAGTTCTTCGTTCGCATCCATGGAATTTTGCGATTAAACGCGTGGCAATGGCATTAGATACCACAGCACCAGAATACGAATTTAATAATAAATTTGCTTTACCTGTTGACTGTCTTCGTGCTCTTGGTACAGATAAAGATGATGATACTTTTCTTTGGAAGATAGAAGGTAGATTCCTTCTTTGTAATTCTTCAGCTATAAAAATTAAGTATATTGCCCAAATTACTGATCCGACTCAGTTTGACGCTATTTTTACTGATGCTCTTTGGACTAGGTTAGCTGCAGAGCTTTCTCTGACCTTAACTGGTATTGCTGCTATTGGTAAAGCATTTTACGAGCAATATCTCCAAAAGTTAAAAGAAGCCAGAGGAATGGACGGTGCTGAAGGCTTTGGGGATGTATTATTTACTGATAGATGGTTAGAAGCTAGATTAGGGTCTTATGAAGGTCTTCTTGATCAAAGACCGTTTGCGAGCTAGATTATGGCAATAGCTACACTTGATGTCCAAACTAACTGGACATCTGGCGCAGTAAGCCCACGCTTTAAGGGTAGGCCTGATGTTGGCAAATTTCAAAATGCAGCTCTTATTATCGAAAATGCGCTGGTGTTCCCTCTTGGTGGTATAGCTAATAGGTCTGGCACTAGATTTGTTATAGAGGCTAAAAATCAAGCTTCTGCAACCACCTTGATCCCTTTTGAATTTTCAGATATTCAAGCTTATGTTGTAGAGGCTGGAGTAAATTATTTCAGATTCTATCGGAATCAAGGACAGATAGTTGCTCCTAATGTAACAGCCTCTATCGCTAATGGTACGTTCGGCTCGGATATTTCTGGCTGGACAAATAGAAGTGCTGGGTCAGGGGCTATTGCCTTTGATACTGATCATATGAACTTAGTAGGTGCTGGGTCAGGTAATGAAGCTAGGGCTGAACAAAATATCTCTATTAGTGAAGAATCTACTGTTCATGTTCTTAGGTTTGAAGTTGACGGGACCCTTGGAAAGTTTGTAAATGTCCGTATTGGTTCAACTACCGGTGCTGTGAATATATTAGCTGAGGCAGCTTTCGGTATTGGCCATCATTGTGTAGAATTTACTCCAGGCGCTTCAAATGCTTTTCTACAATTTAGAAATGATGAATCGTCTTCAACTACACTACAAATAGATGATGTCTCACTAATTGATAATGCAGCTGTTGAGATTGGCTCGCCTTTTGCAGCTGCAGATCTTCCAGATTTTAATATATCTCAATCTGCAGATACAGCTTATCTAGCCCATTCAACTTATGCTCCTTATAAATTAACACGTAGTGGTCACTCATCGTGGTCGATTACTAAAGTTAATTTTGGAACTAATCCTTTTACCACGTCTACGACATATCCAGCTGCTGTTGAATTTTTTGAGGAACGTTTAGTTTTTGGTGGAACTACAGATAATCCAAATAAATTGTGGTTTAG